TGATCCAGTAGCCGGTTTCCGCGCCGTATTCATCCAGCTCCACGCCCGCGCGCAGACGGTCCGAATCCATGCGGCCCTGCGGATTGCTCAAGCGGTCGGGCTCGATCAACTGCACGGCGGTGCGATAGACCGGGGCGGGCCGGTCGGTGCGCCAGAGCATGGCGGCAAGCGCGGCGCCATTGATCAGCAGCGAGCGGTAAGCCTGGCCGAGCAGCCCGCCGAAAGTGGCCTGCCGCGCGGCATCCGCATATTTGCGCGTGTCAGTTGCCCAGACGCGGAATTTCGCTTCGGTATCGCGGCCCCATGCGGCGGCCCATTCGATATCGAGGCCCAAGGCCCGGTAATCCGGCTTAGCCGAGAGGCGAAGGCTGGCGCCGATGACGGCATCCAGGTTCGTCTGCATGACGCCGGAGGCAAAGCCTTCGTTGCGCGCGATATCGCGCGAGCGGCCCATGAGCAAGGGTAGATCGCCAAGCAGATCGGAATCCGCCGAGCCGTTCCAGGGCCGCCAGCCGCCCAGGATGCGGGAGAAGGCATCGCCGCCGCGATAGGGTGAATGGGCGTCCAGCCGCGCACGCAGTTCCGCCGAGCGCAGCGGCACGCCATCGGCGCCCAGGATTTCGGCCCGGGGCTTATGTGCGGGGAGTGGCATGGATCAACCGAAATAGAAGGGCGAGAAGGAACGGCGCAGGCGGAGGCCGAGCTGCGATTTCAGATCGAGGATGTAGGCCCGCAGCTTCGCTTCATCGGCGGGCGCGTAAGAGACGGATTTGCCATCGTAGGAAATGCTGACTTCGCGCGCCCCGATGGTGAGCTGATGCAAGGCCGCCTCGGCTTCTTCGAGGCGGGCCTGCAGGATGGCGGGATCGGCCATGGCTTAGCTTGACTCCAGCAGACGGCGGCGGCGGGCCGCCGCGTTCTGCGTATCGGGTTTCTCTTCCGAAGCCGCCGGCGGTATCTCGCCCGGCTGCAACAACAGATCCTCAAGATCGCCCTGCGACTCCGCTTCCGGCTTTTCCAGTTCGGCTTCGAGGCGGTCCCATACCGCATCGGAATGGCTGCGAAAGCCAAGCCGGATAGCCGCGGCCTCGGCGTAGATCATGGTATCGAGCGCTTCGTTGCGCTTGCCGTCCGGCAGCACCCAGCGATATTCCTGGGCGCCGCCACGCAGCTTGATGGCTTTGCGAATCTCCGAGCAAACCTGCTCGAAGTAATCATCTTCGAGGCCAGCCGGAAAACCGATGTAGCTCCGTTCCAGTGGATCGTCTTTGCGCAGATTCGTGTAGAGCGCGGTCTTGAGCGGCGAAGCGCCGACATTGAAGAAGCGCTTCGCATAGCGGAGCAGCGTGCCGTCGCGCTTGCGCTCGCGCTTCACTCGCGCCAGCGGCGGGGCGAAATCCGACTTGATGCCGCGCACCATGATCACGCGGCTGGCCGGCTTGCTCTTCACCCAGTCGAACACATCCTCGGTGAAGGCGTTGCCGTCGATTGCCAGCATATCGGCCTGCCGCTTCCTACCGAAGCTGTCGCGCCATTCGGCCTGCAAGAGGCTATCGAGTTGCTTGCGGGTCTTGGCTTCCGAGATGTGGCCTCGGATCACGATGTAATCCACGACGAAGCGGCGGAGATCGCGCCCGAAAGCCACGATCTGCGCTTCCACGCGGTCATCCTGGCAATCGACGCCGATGCAAAGCAGCAAGCCGCCGCGCGGAATGAGGCCGCGACGCGGACCGGCCATGGCGCGATCCCGCAGCGTTTCCCATTCCGGCGCCACGCTGGCGCCCTGATAGGCCAGGCCGAGCCAATCGTTGTAGAAAGCCTGCTCGGCGGCGGGATCGCCCTTGGCTTTGAACCATGCCGCGGAAAGCTGCTGCAGCGTGACAAGCGGCGAATAGGCCGACCAGATGTAGATGCTGAAGATTTCCGTGATCTTCGGCGCCTGGGCCACCGGCCGCAGCACTTTCACCACCTCGCGGCGCTGATGCTCGTCTATCTCCGCGCCGCATTTCGGGCATGTGAAGCAAGCCGCTGCCGGATCATCCGGCTTCAGGTTCGGCTCAAGATTTTCCCACTCGAGGGAATGCCATTCGCTGCAATGGGGGCAAGCGATCTGTAGCCGGACGCGGTTTCCGAGATTGTAGTTCCGCGTGACGCGGCAGGAATCCTTCAGCAGGGGCGTGCCGATCTTGAGCACCTTGCCCCAGATGAAAGCCATCGAACGGCTATCGGCCTGGGCTTCTGGATCGCCCGCCCGGTTGAGTTCCCATTTCGCGAGGTCATCCTGCACCTGGCGCGGCATGGAAATCATCGAGAGTGACGCTTCGGAATTCGCGCCGCTGATGGTCAGCGCGCCGAAGCCATCCTTGCGTTCCTGATACAGCAGCGACGCGCCAGGCTCGCGGGAGTTCGTATCCTTGAAGATGGCCTTGAGCGCATCGATCTGGCGCAGCATGACGCGCCATTTCGTCTTCGCCCAGCGGCCCGCGTTGCCCTCGGTCGGGAATACGGCCAGCACCGGCCCGGGATCGAGATGCAGCGAGGCCGCGATGAAAATCTGCGCCAGCACTGTGCCGCCGAGCTGGGCGGATTTCATGACCACCACGACGCGCGCCGGATGCTCCGGGCTTAGTGCGATGAAAACTGGCGTGAAATACGGGAACAGCTTTTCATTGTAGGGGCCTGGGTACTGGCTCTCGTTACCGAACCGAACATGCTCTTTGGCCCAGGTGAGGTAATCGAGCGGCGGCGCAGCCGGCAGGATACGGGCCAGCGTTCGCCACGCGACGCTCAGCGGGCTCGCGAGAAAGCTGGGGTCGTAAAGCATTCGACCTATTCGACCGGGGCAGCTTCGGGTTCGCTTGTCGCTTCCGCGGCGGCCGGATCGGGCAGGAACTTCGGCAACGATGCATAGACCTTCGCCGCCTGGGCGGCCTGATCGTCACGCCACTCGCGAAACTTCTTCTTGAGGGCGATGGTGGCCGCCTTTACATCCTGGACGCCGCAGGCTTGCGCCGCCGCTGCCGCCATGTCCGGCAACATCATCTCGAAATTCAGCAGGAAGTCTGCGGCCAGTTTCGCGAACTGGGCTTCCGCGCCTTCGGTCAGCATGTAGATGCCCAGTTCCAGGGCCATATCGCGACGCTGCTTCTCCGCCGACATAACCGCGCTGTCGGCGCGGGCACGGGCGTAAACTTCGTTATCGGTCTGCGGCCTGTTTTGGGCAGAGACCGAGGGCGCGTCCGCTGGGGGAGACAGAGGCAACGAAGAGAGAAGGCTCGGATTCGCGCGGCCAAGTAATTGCCCAGGGTCCAAAGACCTGCCGAGCTGCTTGTACGCCTCTTCCACAACAATGCGCGCCCTCGGGCCTTCGCCATCGATGGCCGGTCCCGAAAGCTTTCCTTCCGAGATGTATTGCGACACGCGGCCTGGCGTGACGCCGATCAGGTTCGCGAATGCGGATTTAGTGACGGTTTGCATTTAGGGCATACCTTTAGGCCTAAATCCGGCTAAACCCTTTCCTTTAGGCTAAACTTTAGGCTCTAAAATCCCGAAAACACTGGCGACCGAACGCGGCTCGAATTCCCCGTGTTCAGGGGGGTGTCAGGAAGGACCCGCGATAGGGGGGGCTATCGAGCCGTACGCATGACCTTTCGAGCTGCACGCTCGAAGGCTAGACCCAAGTGACGACGTGAAGTCGTCTCAGCGATCAATCCGAAATGCAATCGAGTCGGATAGTTTGGCTTCTTGACCGCAATCAAGATGGGCTCGACCCCGCTTTCCTTGCGGAGATACACGCCTAGCGGCGCCCCGCCTGGTCGGCCTACGAAATAGCGCCCTCGCTTCTTGTCGGCATTGCGGTTCTGGGTGCTGTCATTCGACGCTTGCAGATCAGAAAGCACCCGAACAACAGTTGCACGGGTAAGATTGCCGTACTTGTCCAGCGGCGCTTTCTTTCCGGGCACAAGGTAAGTGCCCTTGGGGATCAGGCCTCGGGCAGCAAGCGCCACTTCCGAGCGCTTCAATTGCCGTTCGCCCGAGAAAACCTCAGGACCGAGATACTTGTTGGCCGGCGTTCCCTTTGCAGCGAATTCCCGAAAGAACACTGCCGCCGTCAAATCCTGCTTGGTGGCGGATTTCACCCGTAGCGAGTTCAACGTGAAGGGCGTCGGCCGGTCGAATACCTTCGGCATGGCCTCGTATTCGGCCTGTTTCACTTGCCGCGCCGTCTCGGTCAGGGCCAGGGCTGCGGCAAAGGGTATCTGGCGGGGTTTCTCGCGCAGCCGGCGCTCTAGGCGCTCGAAGCCGCCATGCGCATCAACCTTGAACATCCCCAGCCTTCCGATTTAACGGCCCGAAAACGAAGCGCCCGGAGGTTTCCCGCCGGGCGCACGAATCGAACATGGTCAAAATCTATAAATGTGGGTGCACCCACTGTCAACGGGATTTCTTCAAGCCATAGTGGTCCACCAGGTCATCGAGCCCATACCGTAGTGTCAGCAGCCCCTGCGATTTTCCCCCTCGCACGGTCATCCCGACGCTGATCGCCCAGTCCGCCGCGCTGAAACCCAAACAGCAAACGTGGATCAGCACCGGGCGAAACCGCGGATAGACAAAATCCATCGCGGCCACATAGCTGCGCCGCGCATCCTGCTGAGCTGGGCCAATATCGTCCCACCCGGCCTTTGCATCGCTGCGCTCGGCATAACTGCCCGTCACCCGCGACATAAGCGCCGCGCGGGCGAAATCGCCATGCAGCTTGAGCCCCGCCTTTAATTGCCAATCATCGATCTGGTTTTCCCGATGGTACTTCGGCAGCGGCGTCGCCGTGCTGTCTTCATCCCGCAAGGCCGTCACCACCTCCCGGCCCACCTTGAGCGGCTGCCCGGTGAACATCCCATGTTTCATCCGCTCGGGCGTCGGCCCATCTTCGCCTGCCGGCGAGATCATAATCCCCGTACGCCGTTCGCGAATCAGCATCGGGTCTCGTTTCGCCGCCGCCGCCTCCAATCTTTCGGCCAGCATCTTCTCAAGCAGCGTCAGTTGCTCGGCCGTCATCTCGGCATTCTTGCTCATTCCCGCCTCCAAATCCTTCCGTCCAACCTGTCCAACCTGCCTTGCAAGGTTGGACCGGCAAAAAACCCGCTTCCCGAGCGCCTTGGTCCAACCTGTCCAACCTGTCCAACCTGAAATGACATTCCTCTATGCCCGCGCGCCCGCGTATCACGGGCCGCCGAAATAGGTTGGACAGGTTGGACAGGTTGGACCGGGCCGCAATCCATGCGGCTTTTTCGTGGTCCAACCTTTCCGCCCGGTCCAACCTCAGGTCGGACATAAGGCCATCCCCGCCCGATTCGCCTTCGTTTTCCTGGCCGCGAGAGAGTGTGTTCGCGCGGCCTAAGCCCTTGCGTCATAAGGCCTCGCTTTCGCTGCCTTGCTCCGCCGCATCGCCACCCGAATCGGCTCCGTCCTCTCCCCAATCCACGGATTGCCCCAGCTTTTTCTCGAATGCCTCGCGGCAGGTGCGCAGATCGGGCACCACCCAGCACCATTCCCGGCGCTTGCCGACTTCCACGCCCTGGTCATCCAGGATCGCGACATAGGGCCGGGTGTCTTTCAGGTCCGGCACGAACTTGCCGAGCTGCTGGCCGAAGCGTGTCTCGATGGCCCGCCGTTTCACGCCGACCAATTCGGCATGCGCGATATAGGCCTTGTACATCCGGTGCTTCGGAATTTCCGTCAGCCACTTGCTTGCGCCATCGAAGGGCGAGCCGCGCCGCAAGGCCTCGAACCAATAGGCCGCCTCGTGGTTCAGGCTTTCGATCTTCTGTTCCAAGAGCGCGGCGGTCTTGGGGATCACGGCGGGATTGCCCTTGATCTCCCGCGTCAGGAAGAAATGCAGCAGGGCCGCATAGCCGCCGGCTTCAAGCTGCTCTTCCATTTCCGCGAAATACTCGCGGTTCTGCATCACGCCCTCGCCCATATCGAAAACGGCGAAGCGCCGCTCGCCCATGCCGGCCGGCACCACCCAGTCGTTGTTGGATGAGATCATGAGCCGAATGAGATTCCGCATCGCCACGGCATCCACATTCTTGGCCTCGATCATCTGGTAATCGGAGGTGATCAGGCCCTTGAGCCTGCCTTCCGCTTCCTTGTTGCCCGCCCAGAAGCCTTCATCGGCCTGCAGCAAAATCACCGCTTTCATATGCGCGTTGAAATTGCCGGTCAGGTAATGCGGGCTATCGATCAGCATGTAATGCAGGCCCAGCAGCTTGCCGACCGTCTTGCCGACGATGGTCTTGCCGGTGCCCTGCTCGCCGCGAAACACCAGCGACGTGCCGATGCGTTCCGTGGGCTTCTGAAACATATGGGCGAACCAATCGAGCAGCCATTCGTAATGCTCGCTATTGCCCTGGGCCACGTTCATCTTGAGATGATCGAGCCAGATATTGAATTTGCCGGCATCCTTGTCCGGCTGGTAAGCGAAGCCTTTCCAGAGATTATACCAGGGCGCCGTTTCGCCGCTGCCGTCGTCTTCCTTCAGGCCTTCGGGCGCAAAGCAGATGCCGCGGTATTGCTGGCGCTTCGGGCTATTGAGCCAGATCGGCGCGATGCTGATCATCGCGCCGTTCACTTGCACTTTCTCGTTTGCGAACCATAGCTCGAAAGCCGCCTGGCTCATCAGCGCGATATCGGGCCGCCCCTGCGCATCCAGGCTCTCGCGCAGGATCACCGCCTTGCCGCCGACCAGCACCACGCCATGCCGGCGGTTGATGCGATCCACCGCTTCCATGATCCCGCGCGCATCGGTCGGCCCGCGCTTCTTCTTTCCTTTTGCGGCGCCGGGTCGGTTATCCTTGCGCTCCATCGGGCGATAGCCCGGCGGCAACTCGGCCTCGCTCATGCCGCCGCCTCACTCTCGTCATCGGCTTCTTCTTCGCCCGCGCCATCAGCAGTCTGCGGCAGCCATATATCCGGCAGCTTCCATTCCAGTTCGCGCCGCCGCTTGCGCGCGCGGTCAAGCCGCGCGGCCCAGGCCTCGCCTTCATCCTGGTTCCGCGCGATCAGTGCCGGCACGCCAGCGAAAGCCGCTTCAAGGTCTATCAGCGCTTCCAGCGGGCAATAGCCGAATTCTTCCAGCAGGCCTTCCCCGCCGCCCTGCAGCCAGGCCTCGATCAGATCCATAGGCTGGAAGAAAACCTTAAGCGCCGCGCCCTTCACTTTCGCCGCCAGCACCGCGTTCACGCCCAAGGCTTCCGCGCAGCCGGTCAGCCGCCACCAATCCGGTTCCCCGCCATCGATGGGAATGGCCAGCACGTCGCATATTTCGTCGCGCGCATTCTCAACCGGCAGATAGAGCGCCGGGCGGCCCAGCCCCGCCTCGGTCGGCCGCCACAGTAAATCCTTGGCGATCTCAATATGGCCGAGGGCGCAGCTTCCCTTCCATCGGTTCCAGAGCAGCGTGGCGCCTTCCGCCGCCGCGGCCTGGCTCGGGAATACAATGCCGCTCCGGCCTTCCAGCCAATCGGCGAATTGCGTAAAGGCCCCCTCGCCCCGGCTGGCGGTTGCAAGCGTTTCCGCCGCCTTCGCCGCCGCTTCCGGCTGAGAGAGAGGCGTCCGCGCGGATTTCCTCCCCATCTCTTTGCGACGCGCCATGCGCTCGGCGTCCAAGCGCGCCATCAAGTCGTCGCCGATATGCCGCGCCATCATGGGATGCTGGATCAGCGCCCAGAGCCGGTGCAATTCCGCCTCCGCCGCCGCCCGTTCGGATGGCCCCGAAGTATCGGTAACGGTCCAAGCCTTGGCCCAGATCAGATCGGCAATATCCAGCGGGCTATCCAGCATCGCCTGAAATGCCTTCGGCCCATGCTTGGGCGATCTCAGCATATCGTCCGGGTCCAGCCCATCGGGCAGCCGCGCGAAAGCCAGGCCCCGCATCGGTTCGATCAGTGGCAGCGCCAGTTCCATCGCCCGCAACGCGGCCTTCCAGCCCGCTTCGTCGCCATCAAGGCAAAGCACCGGCCAGGGCGCCAGCCGCCAGGCGCGCCGCAATTGCGCTTCCGTCAGCGCCGTGCCCATCGGCGCTACCGCATGCCCGAAGCCCGCCGCATCAAGCGCGATCACGTCCATATAGCCTTCAACGATCACCAGCCGTCGCCCGGCTTCCTGGGCTTTGGCCCGCGCGCGGTCGAGGTTGAACAGCAGCCGCGATTTATCGAAAAGCGGCCCCGATGGCGAATTGAGATACTTGGCCGCTGCCTTCGCTTCCAAGGCCCGCCCGCCGAAGCCCACCACCTGGCCGGCATGGTCCCGGATCGGGATCATGATCCGCATCTGGAAGCGGTCGCGGCCCAGATCGCGTCCGTCTTCATCCAGCGCGATCAGCCCGGCATCTTTCAGCGCCGGCATGGCGTGGCCCTGCGCCAGCAAGGCCTGCCGCAAAGCCTGGCGCCCGTTATCGCCGCCCGGCGCGAAGCCCAGCTCGAACCGCGCAATCGCTTCCTCGGTGATCCCGCGCGCCGTCAGATACTCGCGCGCCCAGGAAGCCGTGTCGCTCTTGTCGCGCAGCCGCGCGGCATAATAAGCCGCCGCCGCCGTCAGCGCGGCCTCCGCCCTGAATTCAGCGCTGGCATTCGCCCCCTCGCCTTTTTGCCGGGAGAGAGAGTTTCGCGCCGCGAAGCCACCCGGCTCCGCCGGCACGTCCAGGCCGGCCTGGCCCGCCAGCTCGCGCACCGCTTCCATGAAATCGCGGGCTTCGATGCGCTTCAGCCATTCGATGGCATCGCCCGAAGCGCCGCAGCCATAGCAGTGATAATGATCGTCATAAACCCGGAAGCTCGGGCTGCGCTCGTGGTGAAAGGGGCAAAGCCCCGTCAGCGTGCCGGCGCGCTTGAGCAACCGCACCCGCCGCCCGATCAGGTCGGGCAGGCTGACGCGCTGCTTCAATTCATCAAGAAATCGCTCAGGAACCATGCTGGCTTTTGCTGTCGTGATACTCGAATTTAGGATCAGCTTTCCTGATCGCCCGCAAAGCCGCGCTGAGGCTTTCATACAGCACGCGATCCCGCACCATCGTTTCGGGCGAGGTTATCTTCTCCCAGCCCGGCACGGCCGCCAGCTCGATCAGCGTTTCCATCGCGTCTTCCCAAGAGCCGGCATAGCTGCCGATGCGCCAGCCCGTGCGCAGATGGTGGAACAAAAAGCCGGTCGGTCGCGCCGCCGTTTCATGATGCAGGCCGATTTCGCCGCAGATCAGCCCATCCCGATGCGCACGGTAGCGATCCTTCGCCGCCTCGGATGCGAGCATGATCATGAAGCTTCCAGGCTTCGGGACCAGTCGCCGGGAGTCATTTGCCATAGAGCTTCTCCCCGATCCGGCGCACATCGGCGCGCTCCGCATCCGTCAGCCGCAGATCGCCTTCCGCCACCACCAGCACGCGCTGCTCGCGCCAGCCGGCCCGCTTCACCGCTTCGGCATCGCGTTTGCCGGCCTGGACCGGCGCCAGCGGCGATGGCATATCCGCCCGTGGCTCACCCGGATATCTGCGCGGCTCAGTCACTGGCGGCCTCGAAGAGTTGCCGCTGCGGCGAGGTCCGGCCGAGATCGGCGGCGGCCTTCGGGTTGATCCAAAGCACTTCGGTGCGCGGCCTGGCGCCATCGGCCAGCGCCGCGAATTCCACGCGGCGCCAGTCTTTCAGCGCCTCGTCGTAGAGCGGCGCGGGATAGCCGCTGAGCACCACCCCCCCCCGTAAGCCTCGGAGGAACGACAACAACTCTGAGTGATCACTATCGGCCAGTTCGTGATTGTAGCCGTGATAGCCGTTCTTCGTGCTTCGCGTGCCCAGCATGTAGGGCGGATCGACATAGTGAAGCGCGAAATCCGCATCATGCTTTGCCATCACTTCGAGCGCCGGTTTCTGCTCGATCACCACACCGCGCAGCCGCGCGACAACTGTTTCGAGGTTGTCAGGAATATTGATCCAGTCATGCGCCGGGATTTTCCACGCCCGCGTGGTGTTGTGCCGGAAGCCCGTCCTCACCGAGGTTTTCAGCCCGTCCGAGCCAACCCCCATGAAGCTGCGGATGACCAGCCGCCGTGCCTGCTCCACCGGATCACCGCTCGGCTCGTAAGCCGCGGTGAATTCCTCCCGCGCGAAGGGCGTCAGCCTTAGCGCCGCGATCAGTAGCGCGGCCTTTGCGGGGTCTCGCAGCACGCGGAACAGGTTCACAACATCCCCATCGAGATCGTTATAGACCTCGGCATAACACCGCTCCTTGCGCACTAGAATTGAGGCGGCGCCGCCGAACGGCTCGACATAGACCCTATGAGGCGGAAAATATGGCAGGATGCGCGGCGCCAAGCGCCATTTGCCGCCATGCCAGCGCAAAACCGGGCGCCTGACTTTTTCTTTCGCCTCGGCGCTCATACCGGCACCGCCTCGAAAAGCGTGCCGTCCAGCGCCGCGGCGTCATCGGCCAGATCGGGATAGTCGCCGGGCTTCTCCAATTTCCTGCGGGTAGGCGGAATCCACACCAGATTTGTCTCGGTGTCCGTGCGCTCGCGCAGCCATATCATCCAGCAATAGGAGGTTGCCGTACTGGGCCGTTTCATCTTGCCGGTGGCCGGATCGAAATAAAGCCGGTTCGGGTCCAGCAGCCGGCCTTTTGTCATGATCACGCGCTCTGCGAATTGCGCGACGATGGCTGGCCGATGCTCCATGAAAAGCGCATAGCGCTCGACGCCTTCCTGAAAGGCCGAGCGCACCAGCATGGCGCAGCCGACCTGAGCGATTTCCAGCGAGCGGCGGATAAAATCGTCCGCGAGGCGGAAGGGCGGATTAGTGATGATCCAGTCCGGCGTGGAAGCCCCGGAAACCTGCTGCGGCGCATAGGGCTGGAGGAAGTCATGCACTTCCCCATAACCGTAATCATGCACATCCGAGGCATGCACACGCCCGAAGAATTCTCCCAGCGGGGCGGCCATAGAGCCGATGCCGCAGGCCGGCTCCCAGACGGATTGGTCCACATGCTCCCAAGCCGACAATTTGCCCGTGACATGCTGGCAAAGCGCCCGCGTCGCCCAAGGCGGCGTCGGGAAGAAATCCAGGCTGTCATGCGGCTCGGCGCGCTGCTGCATCACCGCCGATGATCTATTCTGCCCCCGCTTCGCCATCAGGCGGACTTTCGCCGCTGGTGGCGGCGTTGCAGCCGCTCGATCAGTTCCGGCGCGGAAAGTGTCGCGTTCGGGACAGAGGTTTCACGTGAAACATCCCCGAGCCGGTTCAGTAGCAGCCGGCCCAGCATTTCCGGGTCCGGCACCGCGAGATCGGCCCGCAAATCGGCAGGCAGCGGCCCGGTCAGCAGGTAGCGCCTATCGCTGAGCCGCTTGGCCAGCGGCGCGCCCTTGGCCGCCAGCCGGTGCATGGTCTTGCTCACGGAATTTCTGGCATTACCGGGCTCGCCGCCATCGGGCCAGCCGGCCCTGATCAATTCAGGCATGCTGGCCGGCCCCGCTTCGAGGCGCTGGACGATGCGGTGGCGCAAAACCTCCCGCTGTTTCATGCCGCCCGCGCCTTCCGGGCCGGCAGCGGGCCATAGATGGCCTTGAGCCGCGCCAGCAGCCGGGCGCTGGCCTGTCGGTTGAGGCCGCGCAGTTCCATGACCTGCGCCGTATCGTCTATGGGCTCGCCAATATCCGCCGCGCGCGGATCGGATGGCGGCAGCAGATCGGCCTGGCGCAGCCGCGAGATGGCGGAATGCACCGCCGGAATGGTGCAGCCGAGCCGGGCCGCGATCATATTCGGGGTCAGGCCTTGGCGGGCCAGCGCCAGCACCTGGGCGGCCCGATCCGGCAATCCGTCATGGACGGGGAGATCGCAAGGCGGCTTGATGCTGCCTATCTCATACGCCGTTCGCATACCGGCATCACCTATTCGGCGGCCAGGCCGAAACCGGCGGACTGATCGATGGGCCGATCCGCCTGCCGCGCCAGGCCGACCAGCCGGCTCAGGTCATAGCAGCGCAAGGCATGATCGGCGCAGAAGGGAAGCTGCGTGCCATCCGCGCGCCGATGGGCGGGCGCCGCGCAGCCGCCGCCGTCCAGATCGGTGAAGGTGCAATGATCGAGGCTCAGCGTGCCCGCCCGCCCGCCCG